AGTAAGTACTGCTTGTTTCTTACTTTCTTTTCTTTTTGTATATGTCGTTTCGACAGAAGAAAGGTCTTTCATCCATTTATATAGTGTCGTCCATGCCGTGAGATTTTCATTCACCAAGAAGGTAATATCAAATGTGTTGTATGATATTTTTGTTCCCGAATGGAATATATCAAGATTGGGTGTTTCTTGCAAAGCCTGTCCCAGAGATACACCTGGAATATTGGCTTTCTGACAGAAGTAAATCATATCTGGAACTTCTGGAAAGGTCAGTACATACTTTGTGGGTTGTAAAAAATTGGTATTTTCTGGTTTCATATTCGTCTCCTACTTACTATTTAGGAATAAAAAAAGAGGAGCATTTCTGCTCCTCTTTTAAAGTACCACTCTTAACGGTGGTTTCTTTACCTGATATTACATCAAATTCGCCACACGGAAAATACGATAGTATGTGTTGCGCTTAGAGTACAACTGACCTAGATCAGCATTAGAACCGCCAGCAAATGGGTTTGCAACCATGCCGTAACGTGTCTTGAAGCCAATCTTTGGTTGGAATGTAAACTGGTCAACTGCACGAACCATTTGCAATGGAACGTATGGGCAGTAGAACAAACCAGCATCATAAGGTGAAGAACCTTTGTAGCCGATTGTTACCAACTCTTGGTTAGATGTGTAACCACCGAAGTATGGGTCGATATAGACCTTGATACGACCGTGTAGCAAACCAGCGAATGTGTTACCAGTGTCATCAACTTGCAAGTCAGCAGACAATGCAGGAGTGTACTGTAGAACACCAGCCATAGCCATAGCGGAAGCAACGTCAGATGATACGATCATCACGTTACCTTTACCTCTACGAGTTTCTTTGGCAATAACGTTAGCGTCACGCTCAACTTGGAAAATCAAGCCTTTGAAACGCTCAACAGACCAACGACCGTTAGAGTCAGTGTCCAAGTCGAATGTACCAGCAGTTGTTGTACCATACTGAGCACCGTTCTTAGCAACAGCGTAGATTGTACGGATAACTTCACGGTTGATTTCAGCAAGAATCTCTGTAGACAGAATGTTAGACAATTCTGTTTCAGCATCAAGACCGTGGATTGCTTTCAAGTCTTGTGCAAGTTCTAGAGAGTATTCAGCTTTCAACGCACGGCTTTGAGCAGTAACAGTAACCTTCTCGATAGAGAAAGCCATTTGACCGAAAGCTGTGTTTGAATCAGAACCCAAATATTCAGCAGTAGCCGTTGGCATGCCGATACCAGTTGTGAATGTGTTAGCTGTTGTGAAGCCATTGCCAACTGGGTTAGTCAATGTGTCACCAGTAGTGTTGTTAGCGAAACCGAAACGGTTTGTGTCAGAACCAATACCAGCGAACTTAGTGTTAGCTTCGTTGTAGAATGCTTCTTGACCAGCGGCTGTATTGTCTTGACCATACTTGGCACGCATTGCAAAGATCAAGCCTGTTGGGCCTGTCATTGGCTGAACGCCAGCAACGTCATAAGCGATCAAGTTTGGCAATGCACGGCGAACCAATGAGATCAAGATTGGGTCAAAGTTTTGAACGCCAGAGCCAGTAGCCATAGATGGGCCACCAGCAACAGCTTCGTTCATCATGCCCATTTGAGCACGGTCAGACGCCATAGCTTGTGATTGGTTTTCAAGGACCATGGCTGTAACAGCCTTCTTGTATGGATCCTTAATAGCTTCTAGTTCTGGGTGCTCCAGAACTGGTTGCCATTTTTGTTTTAGTTCTTCAGATAAAAACATTTAATAACTCCTTGATTTAAATTTAAATGTGGTATATTTATTTTGCCACAGATTTTGAGATTGAATTAACAGCGGCATTAATTAGAGGATCGCCGGAAACTTGTTTCGCTGGCTTATCTTCTGGAACTTCAACGCCTTCTTCTAGAACAGATTTTTCGGCAGCCTTAACATTAGAAGGAGTATATGCCTCTTTCAATGTGTTAAGTTTGTCTGCGAATTCTTCCTCGGAAGTGAACTCAACACTCTCTGCGAGTGATTTAAGTTTTTCTACCTGAGTCTGTGTTAAGCCTTCACATACTGTTTGCAAGGCTTGGATTCTCTTGTGTTCATTGATTTCTTTTTTGAATTCAATAGAACGAGAAATTTCTTCGTTCAATTTGGCTTCTAGTTCTTCAACTTTGTCGGCCATTTCTTGAACAACATCCACTTTTTCTTCTGGAATGTCGATGTAGTGTTCTGCGAATAGATTCTTCAAACCACCAATGAAGTCTTCTACGATTTCAGCACGTAGACCAGACTCGATAGCGAGTTCGTTTTCTTTCATCCATTCTTCTACCATGTAGTTTAGGTATTCGTCAATCTTAGTTGCGAAGTCTTCTTTAAGTTCTTCAACAGCAACTTCGAATTGTTCGTGTAGTTGTGCTTCTACTTCTTCTGCAATTTCTTCTACACGGGACATAACTGCCGCTTCGAAAATTGTAGTAGCTTTAGAAACGAATTCTTCTGAAAGGTCTTGACCTTGAAGCAATGCATCGATGTCTTCTTTTAGGTCTTTCTTAGCCATCATTTTCTTCATCATGGCTTTATCTTTCTTTTCGTCTTCGTGGCCTTCTTCTTTTTCAGCTTCGGCAACGACTTCGCCTTCTACTTCTTCGTCTTCGTTCGTTTTACCGTAAGATTGGAATGTAGCGCCTTTGTTCTTTTCCATTTTCTGAGTGCCTGGTTTGCCCTCTGGTGCTTCAACTGAACCTTGTTCAGCAGGTTGACCTGACAACTTCTTAGCTGGCTCAGCACCAACTGGTGGTGTAGCGCCTGGTGGTGTAGCTGTAGCAACACCTTTAGTAGCATCTGGACCTGCGTCAGTTGTCTTAGTAACTTGAGTACCAATTTCACCAACGTCTTTTTGACCTGCAACTACGGATGTAGGCAGTTTAGAAGGACCGTCTGTACGCTTAGACATAGCACCGGAAACACTCTTGTTCAAAATGTCAGCGGCAGCTTCCGATAAATTAAATTTCTTAACCATTTAAAACTCTCCTTGGTTTTTTGTATGTGGATATTTATAATATTACAATTTTTTAAGAAAGGATTCGAAAATTTGCAAACTTACTTGTTCAATATCTTTACGTGAAGCCTTACGAACTTGTTGTATTGCTTCTTCAAGATGAACTTCTGTCCACTTACCATCTACTAACATCCATTCTTTGCCTTCCATAATTCCCTGTACAAAAGCACCAGGTGCAGAAGGATCGGCCACAATATCTGCCGCTGTGGCTAGATAGAAATCGGGTTGCACAACGTTCACACCGTTGACCATTTTTAAAGAACCCATACCACGGGATGACACACCTAGTTGTGCGCCACCTTCGATAAGACTTCTTGCAATGTTACCCATGGGTGTATCAAGTATCTTTGCTTTACCAATCCACTGGTTGCCATCTTCACGGAGACCAGTAATCATGTGAGACACACGATCCAAGTTGATTGATGGTGTGTCAGGATGACCCAACTCACCAAAAGCACGATGCTTATTGATATAGTCTTCTGTATAACGGTGTACTTCTTTTCTCAGAGTGTTGAACTCGTAGATACGACCGTTTTTGTTTTTCTTTTCGGCAACAAGGAATGGACCTTCAATGTGAAGGACTTTTTTACCGTCCGCTTCTTCAGTCAAATAGCTGACTGTTTCGGTAATTTCTTTGATAAGTTTCATTTTACTCCCATCGCCTTTCGTTTTCTTAACGATATTTTTCTTTTACGTAAGATAATATTTTTCTTACTTCTAAGTTTAATCTTTGCCCTACGTGCCCCCATCTTACGATTTCGGCGCTCTTGTGGTGACATTCTTACGACACGGCCACCACGAATAGTATAACCTTTTACTGTAGAGAACTTCTTTCTTCTCTGCACTTTGCCAGCACGTATACGTACACGCACTAACTTTGTTCTACCCATCTTCTGAATATTGGCTTCTGTCAAACCCAATTTTTCAGATTCTTCTTTGACTATTCGTTGTTTAATTAATTCTAATTTTTCTTCGAATAGTTCTGTAATTCTTTTGTCTATTAACTCTCTGGCTTCCGTTAAGTTGCCAGAAAGAAAACAATCAACAAGTGACATTATGGTCTCAGAGTATAATTTGGACCATAGTTAAATGCCGCAGGATCATTAAACTGACCACGTTGATAATGTGCATTATCTTTACGGAGTTCTAAAATGATTGTGTAACTATCTCCGTTACCCATACCTCTTGTAATGATACCAATGTTACCATTAGAGCCTGCCGCACCTGCTGTAGGATTTGGAATTGTAATCCAATTACCAGAACCATCATATTCACCATTTGCATTCAAATAGAATATAGTATTTGATGCTGTTGCAGACCAAAATACTTCTACATCAGTATTAGCATTACCTGGTGTGTCGTACCACATTCTGTTTACAGCCAAGCCGTAATATGGGAGTGTTGTGTTTGCAGAACCACCTTGTGTGTTCGCAACAAGGAATCCGTTAGTGGCTAATGCACCAGAGAGTGTGTTAGCGGCGATACGTGCAGTGTTTGATTCTTGACCTGTACCATCAAATCTAGCTGTCAGTTTAATAACAGCATGTTGTGTGTCGTCTTTGAGTACGTTAATTCCATATACGTTTGCCATTTTTATTCCTTAGAAAACTTAGCGATAGTTTGAAAATGTTTTGCTGAAGCCTCAAGCATATCTAACATTTTTGCTTTGTTCGCTTCGTTGATTTTTTTATATAAATCCATCATATGTTTTGCCATTTGTGGAGTTACTTCTGAAGTAGAACCATCAAGATGTTCTACTACAAGATTCTGTTTGCTCTCGTTGACTTGCTTGACTTTATCAAACACAGTTTCTTCGGTAGCAGACCATTGCATATCTTCATATGGAACGGTAACATATTTGTTAATTTTATCCACATAATAGAGAGCAACACGTTGACCATTTGGAAACTGTCGAACAGACTTTCTACGCATAATCAAAACTGCTGGTGGATCAAGTTCATGTGACTTGGATGTTTTACCTTCCATTACTGGATTGGATGTTGCCACCAAAGCACAGTTGCTTTTTAACTTAGCCAAGACTGGATCATGTGCATTTATCTCCTGCCCTGCGGCATGAAGTCTTTGTACATCATTGAAGTTCTCTGCAACATGTGCCAGATATTCTGGATGATGTGCATGAAACATAATGTGTGCCGCATAATCACCAAGGTCTACGGTACCACGTTTCTGAATGTCTAAATGATGGTGCAATTCTGCCGGCGACAGAACACCATCTCCGTTTTCGTCAGGAGAACCTTCTTCTGTTATTTCTTTCTGAAGGAAATCTTTTAGACTTTTCATTCTTCTTCTTGTTCTTGTGTGTCGTACTGTCTTACTAAATTTTGTGCCAATTGTTGTTTACGTTGCTCAATCGCATCAAAGATTTTATCGTTGATTTCATTATACAAAGCGTCACGCATTTTTACCGCATCGTCTTGAAATGCATAATCAACTACTGTTCTGATATTATCCATTTTATTTCTCCATTAAACAAAAATTATTTATAATACTCTTTGAAGCATACGCATCGAAGGAGTATAGTCATTATTCAAACTTAGATCGCCTTTAACTGGTGCTGGCGCAGTGTCTTGTACAGCACCAGCATCTGGAGCAGGAGCAGGTGCACCACCGCCACCTCCAGCACCATCAGGATTCATCAACTCTTGTTGACCTTGTTGTGCAATCTGCATTGGATCCATAATCAGACCAGCTTTCTTTTCAGCATCGATCTGTTTACGCATCTCTTTCATGTCATCGTCTGTTAGACGCAGAACGTTACGTTGGATCCATTCCATTGAGTAGTAGCGACCAACATATGGGTCAACTGAACCTAACAATGACAGACGTTCACGTACCAATTCTGCTTCTTTAAGTTCGGCAAAATTGTTGTCTTTAATGAAATCAAAGTAAATGTATTCTTTGAATTGGCTGAATTCATCATCGGTACAAATACCTTTTAGAACACATTGAACTCTTAGTGCTTGTGAAAAGATTTCAGAGAACTTCTGACGTTGACGGTCAACAAACTTAGAGAACTTGACCTCATCACGTGATATCTCTCCAACACGTCCTAAAGAGAATCCAGACTGATTCGGGTCAAGTCTAGACACAGGCACGTTGAGTGACTTATAAAGTTTCTTTTCGAAATACTTAACGTCTTCCAGTTCACCAAGGTTTTGACCACCTGGTAGTGTAGTAATCTCTGTACCTTTACCACCTTCACGGCGAGGTAACCAGAAATCTTCCATCATAGAAAGGAATTTACGGTCATCACGTACTTCACCAGTCTGTGCATCATACACCAACTTGTTCTTGTACTTGACCATAATGTCACGGAGATATTGTTCCGCTTTTAACTTTGGTAGATTACCAACGTCAATGTAGAAAATTCTACGTTCTGGAGCACGTGAGATACGGTAAATAACCGTAGCATCTTCAATCATACGTAGCTGATTGAGTGGCTTAATTGCTTTGTGTAGATAAGACAGAACAACGGCTCTGCGTGAGTCCATGAGTCCTGAATTGACATTGATGATAGCATCTTTAGCAATACGAACACCAACTGGACCGTAACTAGAAGATGTACCAGATACCACTTTATCATTGTAGATGTAGTATTCATTAACTGTTTGTACTACGTCAACGGATGTTCCAGTATCTTTGTCTTTTTTGATTTCACGAATCTTGCGAATCTTACGTGGATCAATATATCTAAGTGCTTTAATACCCTGTGTTGGGTTTGTATCATCTAAGATAATGTGATAAAAAATTCTACCATCAATATAGAATCTACGGAAAGTATCCGTTGACATATTCTGGTAGTTTAATAAGTGAAGAACGTTTGTGAATTCTTCTTCGATGGCTTTTTTAATTTTCTCGGGTTGCTTGAGATCATCCATGATGATTCTTACCGATTCGCCATTATCGTTTTGAACGATTGCTTCATTAACAATATCATCAACAGCAGATTCAATCTCTGGTTGCATTGCCATTTCACGGTAGCGAGAGATTAATTCAACCTCATTCTTTGCTGTACCGTCTAAGTCAACATATGTGCCGTAATAAGCGGCAGAGGAAATGGTTAAAGCACCGTCTTCGTTTGAAGGCGGAGCAAAAGTTTTCTGAGACTGCTGTTCTACATCAGTCTTCTGACGAGAAATTTGAAAACCGAATAGTGATAGTGCCATATTTTTAATTCCAGTTCAAAAAAACATAATAAGGGGGAAGAATTTCCCCCTGTACAAAATTAGGAAGTAGTATCTGACTCCCACCATTGATATGCTAGAGTTGCAGTGAATTCTTCGATAGAATCATTTGCACCCCAATCCAAATCAATTGGTGACAGGTCAACAGGGAATGAACCAACAAACTTATAAGATTTGATGATGTTACCTGCTTTATCATATTGGTCTACTTTAGCATCAACTGAATAAGCGGATGGGTTTGTAGCACTACCATTACGCACGTTTGTACCGTGTGAATTGATGCTATTCATCCATGACTCAAAGGCTTTACGCACTTTGAAGTTTTCATCGTTGATGATTGTAATTGTCCAGTCAGCAAAATTTCTATTTCCAGCAAACTTTAACTCACGACCAAAGTAATACAATGGTACTGTACCAACAGTTGATCCTGGTAATTGAGCAGTCTTACACAAGAATGTTAGTGCCTTACCAGAATTTACTGCATCGGCTGTAAAGGTTGGAAAAGTCATTGTGACTTGGAACAGGTTGGGACGAGCACCATCTCCAATGAGATTTGCACGAAACTCTGTTACGTTGAAAGCCATTTGTTTCTCCTATTTCTTATTATTTATTAAGCGCCACCAACGATTTCAGTAAACTGTACACCAGAACGAGCGGCAACAAAGTTTAGTTGAATGAAGTTGATTGAACGTGCTGGCTTAATATAAATGTCACCAACAAATCTGTTAGTATCAATAACTGACGCTGTGTTATTTGAATTATCGCAAACTACACGATAATCATAGATACCACGGCGACCCTTAATGTCACGTAAGAATGGTTCTACTAATGCAACAAACTGAGCACGTGTAAATTCATCGTTGAGTTCGAACAATGAGAATTTAGATGCATTAGAAATTGCTTTTTCCAGAACAATAAACAAACGGCGGACGTTAATTCTATTGAATGCAGATGGTTGTGTTGTCAGAGTTTTATCACCGAACAACAATGTACCTTGACCAGGTAGTGAAACAACTGGGTTAACTGCGGCAGAATAGATTGTGTCACGTTGTGCTTGGTTTGGATTCCATGCCAATTTAACAACGTTCTTAACTGCACCACGTGAATAACCAGCTGGTGAGAACCATGGATCAGTTGTGTCATCTGTGCGAACACATAGACCAGCCATATCACCATTCAAAGGAATCCAACGGTAAACATTATTGTATTTGTCGTATTGGTATTTCCAACCAGAGTCTGCTACAGCGTAGCTTGTTCCAGACAATGAAGCGGCCCATGCGGCAACTGCTGTTGTAGCGGCAGAAGCAGATTGACCAACAACTTGACCTTGCAATGGAGATACGAAAGCAACGCAATCCATACGTGTCTTAGCAATGTTAGTTGCATAGTTCTGTGTTGTAGTGTCTAAGCCGTCACCGGTAACGATTAGAGAAATATCTACTTCATCTTTATTAGCGAACAAGTCAAGACCTGATTGAACATTAGCTGCCACAGCGGCAGAAGATGCACCACCAGCCAAGCTATAAGTAACAGTACCAAATGCTGGAGTGTAAACTGTACCAGGAGCCGCAGATGCATCTGTGTTAGCAGAGAATGCCGCTGTATTGTTCAATGCGTAGATGTAAGTAGAGTTGTTACGTAGAACTGTTTTCCAGTATGCTGGAGTACCATCGTCATATTTTGCATCTGGTGCTTGTGAAACATAAGAGAATACTTCAAGAACTGTATCTTTTGTACCTGTGAACAAACCATCTTCATCGATAACTGCAATGTGAATTTGGTCATTAGCACCACCGTATGATGAAACAATTGGTGTTGTGCTTGGCGCACCAGCGAAACTGCTCTTGTAAGTCCAAGAAGCAAAACCGTTAGTTGCGTTAGCTGTACATACGGAAACTTTAAGTGAGTTACCTAATGCACCTGAGTAACGAGCACCGAAAGTACCATGGTAAGAGTTTGCAGTGAAACCGTTATCATATGAATCTTCGTTTTTCAATAAGATTGCTGTATTACCTGATGTTGAATTGATTGTAGATGAACCTACAGCACGAACAACTTGAAGATTATTTCCATACGCTAAGAAGTTAGCGGCTGAAAAGAAAGAAATACCTGTATTTGCTACACCTGAAGCTGCCGATGTATTGGCAGATGGTGCTCCGAATGTTGATACTAATTCATTTTCTGTTGTGATGAGTGTTCTTTTTTCTGCTGGACCCCATTGGAAGTCACCAACAAATGCACCGGCCGTAGTTGATACCGAAGGAACGACTGTGGTTAAGTCTACCTCTGATACGCTTACGCCTGGAGAAATTTGAAATGCCATTTTGATCTCCTTGTTATTATACTGTTACTTTGGCAATAACCTATAATCTATTTATTAAATGAAGGTTTTGTAGTTATGCTCTAAAAAATGAAGA